TGTATTTTTCGGCTTCATCTCTGTTGATGTAGAACCACTTTCCATTCTGGAATTCATTAGTGGTGGAGGAGAGATTACCTAGCCATTTGGTGCCAGGACGCTTCGATAGACCATAGGTTGGATCAGCGTATGCATTGATTGCTTCTCTGACTTGACCTGGAATCTTCTTGTCATCAGGTTGTCTAGAGACACCACCAAGGAAGTTAGGTATTTGTTGGGTTACACTTGCCATCAGCGGTACAATGCTTTATAGGGTTCATAGCTGTTGTAGTAATTAGCTCCACGAGGATGACCAAAGAATGTGTAGTCACCTTGGTTGCATTCATATTCAAGAGCCATTGCACGGGTATATGCCTCCTTCTGTTGTAGCATCTGGTACTGACCTGTATCACCGACAATTCGGCTTGAGGTAATGCTTGCAGCACGTGCAACGATGTAGTCTTTGATGGGCACCGGAAGATCTACCCAATCAAACAGCCACACCACATCACACTTAACTTGTGAATCCCAATATGGGGTGTGATTGGTTCTGTCATATAGGACTGATTCCCCAGGATAACCATACTGAGAACCGGACTTGCGTACAGAGTCTTTGTCTCGATAGTCAGGTGTCAAATCAATCTGTAGTATATTGTTTGGGATTAGAATAATCTTATCGTCTTGGGGAGTGAATGGATATTCATACTCCCGGTTAAAGGTCCATCCTTCTGCCTGAACCTCCCGTGACACCTGAAGAAGGGTGTCGTATGCAATCGCAACGTCCGGGTTGGTTTGATCAAGGGTGGTTACAGGAGCCTGACCAACTGACGCCAGGATCTCATTAACAGCTTGAAGCTCGGTCTGAGCGTTAGTGGTAGGAAATGGCATAACAGTTATGTTGTATGCGATGGATAAAAAAAGGGGACCCCGGAGGATCCCCAAATAATCAGACGTTAGCGATGTTGCACTCAACGCCAGGATATGCAGTACGCAGACCCTTGGTGGTCGAAGCCACAGCAGAGTCAGCAACAGCAGAGCCGTAACCCTTGCGGGTCTTGGCTACAGAGATACGCACAGCGTCAGTCGTGCAGACGCCGTTATCACCTTTAGCAACAGAAGCTGCCATGATTAATTACCTCCGTTATCAGGAACGAGCCGACTGCAGCTCAATAGCAGCAGCAGGATTCAGGGTGCCACAACCCATAGCAAGACGACCCACAACGATGTCGCCTTGGTACATGGTGCGCACGTCAGAGCCGGTGGTCTGCACTTGAGGACCAATGGCCTCAACCACACCAGCAGCATCCTTCTGATAGATCAGACCACAGTGGGTGCTGAAGTCACCAGAGTAGTTGTTGTTCTCACCTTGAACAGCAGCAACGTTACCGGCCAGGAAAGGCAGGTTGTTGGAACGCTTGATGCTGATACCGGCGATCTCATAGAGACCTTCACCGGAGTTCAGGTTACCCTGATTGTTACCGTAGTCACGGTTCAGGATGTTGCTGTCCACTTGGCTCACGAGAGCGTAGTACTGACGAGGAGACAGCACAGCATGACGACCTTGCTTGGGCAGGTTCTTCTCATCCATGATGGAAGCAGCCTCGAAGAAGGCATCTACAAGAGCTTGAGCGTCATACTCTTTCTGCACACCCAGTTGGATGATGCTACCGCCGGGTTCGGGACCAGGAGCAGCAGTGATGGGGTGAGCTTCACGAGCAGCTTTAGCGATCTGACGGAAGATCTTCTTGTCGTATGCCTCAGCCAGAGCGTGACCGATCTTAGCGGCGATCTCCGAACGCAGGCTGTAGTGAGCAAGAGTTTCATCCAGGTCATAGACGAACGCGCTGGAAACCAGCAGGTCGTCACAGACGATGGTCTTCTCAGCCACCGGAGGATCACCAGAACCCAGGATAGGAGTGCCAGGGACGTGGTAGTCCGCCGTCATACGGCCGGTGAAGATGAACTGCATAGCCTTACCGTTACGCAGGGTACGGCTTTGCACAGTGCCTTTAGCGATAGTAGCGCTTTCATACGCCTTGAACATCTCGCCAGAGAACAGCTTCAGATAAGTTGCGTACTTAGTATCGTACGCATTTGCACCAGAGGTGCTGGATACGGCTTTATTAAGCGTACCCAATACGGTTTGAGTAGTGTTAGCCACAATAGTAAAGAGAGAGTGTTGTTGTCATTCCCTCTAAGCGCTTAGAGAATCACATGAGTAGACATGTGTTCAAAAGATATAAGTTGGTGTCTGTCTCTCCAGACCGTCATGGCATTGGTTGTCGGCGTACCGGCCAGTGCCAATAGGAGCCAGGTCCGACTCTGAGGTGCCTGACTCCGTTTAGTTATTTAGTTTTGGGTGTGTAAGCAACGCCGCGATACTTCAGCTTCTGCTCCTTTTCAGCAGCTTTCTGCTCCCGTACACGGGCATCCAATTCGACTTGAGTCATTGTTAAGGACCGAAGTACCTACCCCCCGTTCCATGGATAGGCGTCATGCGTCCCATAAGGGATGAACGTACGACGTTGCTTGATTAACTTACGGCCAAGCAGTTCCACCAGCCTGAACCTTGACACCTTTTGGGCTAAGCTCAGTTAGGGTCTGATTAGCTTCCCCATAGGCAGTCTGAAAGGCTGAACTGCTGGAAGTGGTTGTAACGTATTGAACGGTGACCGAAGACACCTTCGGATCATAAGGATTAGCGTCTGCCATGATTATCCAATAGAAGGAGCTACCAGTGCCACGGGAGTGGTTTCAGCACTGGCAAGGTCAAGTGGGAAGTTGTGAGCATTACGCTCATGCATCACTTCAAAGCCGAGGTTAGCGCGATTGAGAACATCAGCCCAAGTATCGATCACCTTACCCTCACTAGAGAGTAAGGACTGGTTAAAGTTAAAGCCGTTCAGGTTGAACGCCATGGTTGACACGCCCAAAGCAGCGCACCAAATACCGACAACAGGCCAAGCTGCCAAGAAAAAGTGAAGACTACGACTGTTGTTAAAAGAAGCATACTGGAAAATAAGACGCCCGAAGTACCCGTGAGCAGCCACGATGTTGTAGGTTTCTTCTTCTTGTCCAAACTTGTAACCATAGTTCTGAGACACCTCTTCAGTAGTTTCACGCACAAGCGAGGACGTAACCAGCGAACCGTGCATAGCACTAAATAGTGATCCGCCGAACACGCCAGCGACACCGAGCATGTGGAACGGGTGCATGAGGATGTTATGTTCAGCCTGGAATACAAGCATGTAGTTGAACGTACCAGAAATACCCAAAGGCATAGCGTCGCTAAAGGAACCTTGACCAAATGGATAGACAAGGAAGACCGCAGAGGCTGCGGCAACAGGAGCTGAGTAAGCAACACAAATCCACGGCCTCATTCCTAGTCGATAGCTAAGTTCCCACTCGCGTCCCATGTAAGCATAGACGCCAATGAGGAAGTGGAAGACCACAAGCTGGAACGGTCCCCCGTTGTAGAGCCATTCATCAAGTGAACGAGCTTCCCAAATTGGGTAGAAGTGTAGTCCGATGGCATTGCTGCTCGGAACGACGGCTCCCGATATGATGTTGTTTCCATAAAGAAGACTTCCAGCGACAGGTTCGCGGATGCCATCAATGTCAACTGGTGGTGCCGCAATGAATGCAATAATAAAGCAGATGGTGGCTGCAAGGAGACACGGAATCATCAGTGTTCCAAACCACCCAACATAAAGACGGTTGTTGGTCGAAGTGACCCAGTTAGTAAAAAGCTCCCAGGGAGACTCCTGAGAGCGAGGAGCTGCAATAGCAGTTGTCATTGAAGTCAGTTTAGTCGAGTTACTTGTACCCGTCCAACTCCAGAGCCAGTGAGACCGATAGCATCAGCCGCACCTTTACTTAGATCTAGGTTCCTACCATGAATGTATGGACCACGATCATTCACCCGAACAACGGCACACCGCTTGAAACATACACGTAGGCGTGTTCCAAAAGGGAGTGTCTTGTGCGCAGCAGTAAGGGATTGTTGATTGAACCGTTCACCATTAGCTGTTAGGTTTCCATGGAAGCCAGGTCCATACCATGAGCTAATGACCGACAGAGTAGTTAGAATAGGAATCATAATAATAAAGCGAAGGACTTTATATTGATTACTCCTACTAGTCCTGCTAATAAACGCGCATTAAAAGCAGGACTTATAACTCAGAAGATACCGGGAATCAGTTGACCAGTAACAGCGTAAGCGCCAATTGCTGCAATAACGCCAAGCATAGCTAGGCGACCATTGAGAAGCTCTGCTCGCTCATTATGGGATTGAAGATAGTTCGGGTCCATATACATAGGTGGCTCTTTGGCCCAGATGTTTGTGTCGTTCATTAGAAGTTAAGATCAGATGCCTCTAGCTTTGCAGCAACGTCTGCACGATATGCAGGGTCACTGTCATAGCGAGGATCACTCATGGCACGTACCAATTCAGCTTGGCTACGGAAGCCTTGTGCTTGAGAGGCAGGTGCCTTACCAGTCAACATTTGACCGTCATAGCCTTGTGCTTCTTGAAAGCGAAAGGCAAGAGCATTCACAGCGAAGTAACAGGAAAGGGGATCACCCTTCTCCATCACTGCGTCATACATACTGATCTCTTGTTCAGTCAGTGATTCCTGCGCCCAGACCATCATCTGACCGTAGCTCTCCTCACCGCCGACAATGCCTTGCAGTGCTTCTACATCACCTTCACTAAGAACTGCTGTTTCAGTTTCACCTTCTTCTACCTGTGAACGGTAGTCCAGGTACATCTGTGCAAGGTCAGCAGCATCCATTTTCTGGAGTGCTTCAAGAGTTTCTTCTGAATACTCGTTCTGTGATTCTTCCCACAGTCGTTCCAAGAAGCTTGTGTCTACTTCCTGCTCTTCTTCAACCTCTTCTTGAGGTTCTTCTTCTACTTGCTCTTCTCGTGCTGCAGGATCACCAAGCTTACGTTGTAGTTCAATGTAAGCCTGTTCTAGATCCTCAGCATCTTTGAACTTACCAGCAAGCAGTTGTTGCTGTTGTTCTTCAAGAGACTCTCCAACTTTCAGCGAGTCAAGTTCTTCTGCTGAGAACTCTCCATCTTGTGCCTCAGCTGGATCATACGTCAGTGTAGCCATTGGTGGTAATTACTTTCAAGTTGCCAAGTCCGACTGTCTCTACACGATTGGGGACACCAATAGTGGGTTTACCGATCTTGGCTTTGGGTGCGTATTTGTTGCCAGACTCCTCCGTTGTGGGAGTCGTTTCTTCAGCCGATGACTGGGGTTCCGGCTGCGCCTTCTTGGTTCGGGTCGGCCGGCTGGGGATTGCCTTGTCCATTAATCATCTCCATTGCTTGTGGGTTTTTACTTGGATCTAGCAGAGGTGTCTTAGCGAGTTGGCCAATCTGCTGTGTCAACATCATGTCCTTCTGCATGTTCACGTTCTGCATCTGTTCCTGTTGCATCTCATCAATCGACTTCACAAGGTTGAGTACATCAATACCTTGTGCAGCAGCAAGACGTTTGATTACTTCATTGCTGTTGATGTATTTAGCAATCGACTCAGGACCCATGGTTTGTGCGATGGTCGTCAGGAAGGCAGATAGGCTTTCCCTATCCTGTCCACGACCAAGAGCATTAACACCAGCAACGATTGTAGGCTTGACGATATCTTTGGGTAGACGAGGAATCTGACCAGTCTTTTGGAAGACACTAAGCTTCCGATTCAGGTAAGGAACAAGGAACTCAGTAGTCAGCAGACTGAAGAGTCCACCGAGTTGTTGTTCCAGTTCCATTTGAGTCATCCGTACTTCTTCTGCAGTAGTCCGTTCAGACTGACGTACAGAAAGGATGAGGAATGCTTCAGACAACCGACGTTCCAACTGCTGCATCATTTCAAATGCAGTACGGAAGTCAGCAGTCTTACCAACCTGGATAACACCAATGTCATCCGGTCTTCCTTGAACGATTGCACCGTTGCCTGCCTGGGCCAGCGTGGCCGGTTTGGTGGTGCTTGAGGGTGACACTACGAAGACAACCTTAGCGGCTGCTGCAGAGCCTTCTACGAGTGCCTGAGAGAGTGCTTCAAGGGAGCGTAGATCTCCGATGAATTCCTCTACTCGACCACGACCATAGACTTCACCATCAACGGTGTTGAACCGAAGAACTAGCCAGGGGTTTGCTTCGATGGGTGCTTTGCCCATTGAACCCGGAATGATCTTGTCTTCGTATTCTTGGTGCCAGACAAACCTATTGTTGTCTCGGCGGATGTGAGTGTAGATGTCGGCTTCATCATTACGTTCTGCCTCAGTACCTGCCACATCATTGGGCACAGCTTGAGGAAGAGTCTTCATGAGAAGCTTCTTTGAGATGCGTTCTTTTGTGACTATTTCAAGCACATTACCGTTACCATCTCTTTCTACAACGTAGCGATTCAAGGGGTACAACTTGAGTTGCTTCTCTCCCATGAAGACCAACGCATTACCTGTCACCACAAGATGCTTCAGTGCTTGGTGTACAACGACACGATCACTAGATGCAGCAATAGATTCAAGGATTGTACGTTCGATCTTTGCAAAGGATAGGTCTAACTCAGAACGAACTTCGGGTGGGAAGTCCGTACCCAATGCAGTGTCATCTACCTGGAGCTTAAAGAAGCTGGTTTGAGGAGGTAGTAGTGCTAGCATCAACTTAGATGCCAGAGTGACTACCCCTTTTGCACCAACGCTTTGCCATGGTGTAGGGAGATGACGTGCTCCTTTGACAAACTCCTCCTCACCACGATTCAGGTAAGGAAGAGTTAGGTCAGCAGCTTGTCTTGCTACGTTTAGAAAGTTTGAACGGTCACTTGCTAAATAGTCATACCGTGTTTTAGCTGACATTAGCTGTTAAGTGAGTTTTGATAATTGATGAATATCCGTTGCAGAGCATTCATCCCTTTGTTGTTTAGACCTAGCTTACGGAAGCGTGACTTAGGGCGGCCTAGGAATGTAGCTCCACCAAACCCAGCTCCGCCACCAGACAACATTCCGGGACCAAGAATGGTTTCCTCTTGGGGGATAGTGGTTTCAGGGGTTACACTTCCAGTTGTTGTACTTGCTGAGCCACCATTTGCTATTGGTCCAGGACCACTAGTCTCAGCTGCAGTTACCTCCATCTCTGGCTTGTTCCCACCAAATCCACGAACAGCTACACGACCACCTTTACGGATTTCTGTGCCACCAATCATCAGTCCAGTGCCAGGAGTACCAGCAGTACCACCAACACGTTGACCTTGGATCATTGCTCCGGGAGTAGCTGGTGTACCAATCATTTCCTGCAGAGCACGACCAATTTTTCCTGTACCAAAGTTAGGTTGACTGTAGGCCGGCGTCTTTTCCGCTTGTTTAATAAGCATATTAGCGGCACCTGAATTCAGCCGGACATCACGTCCGTTCTGATTCATTGCATCTATTCGCTTGATTACCTTGGCGGGATCATCCTTGCCAGCAATGTCCTTCAGCTCCTTTTTTGAGATCCCACCTTCTTCTGCAGCACGAATTGCGGCTTTGATGCCAATGGCAGGCGCGTTTCCAGTGGCTACTGGTGGCTGCGCTGGCATGGATGTGGTTTTTGGTGCTGTATTTCCAGGGAGACCTTGGTCATTCGGTCGGGAGAACGAGCCACTACCACTGCTGCTAGATGTGGGACTATGGTTGCTATGTACTTTCCTTGCGGCTTGACCAGACAACCCTGTTTCTTTTCTGATCTCTTTAACACTGGCACCACTTGATGCCATCTTTTGAGCTTTTTTTCGATTATTGTTAGCCATTTTGAGCTTCAGTGAGACGATGGTTAATCCACTCGACCACAGAACGTTGGCCAGAGCGGTACATTATTTGTGAGTGTGAGTCATCCGGGTGGGGATTACATGGTGGAAAGTTCTCCTCCAGTTCTTGGAGGATTGATTGCAGCTGGAGACCACTGGTCTCAAGCATACTGAGGTAGGTTGGGGTTTGCATGTTCAAAGAAGGCAGGCATACGAGCGCGACGTGTGTCAGACAACTCAGGTGCTTTGCCTTGATACATCAGAGAGTCACTGGAATCCAGCCAAAATTTTTTGTCGAGATATTTGACCTCAGTGTTTTTACCTAAAGGTTCAAGCACCCAATTAATGGTTGCCTTCCTGAGGCGATCGAGAGAAGGACTCCAATCGAGACCAAGCTCAGTACATACCAAGCTATTCGCAGCCACATGGACTTGTTCATCACGTGAGATGTCAGCGCTTACTGTTCGGAGACCAGCATCACCGCAAAATCTGAAGAACGGGAGGAGCACAAAGAAAATCGCACGCTCGGCAACCAGTGCTTTGAGGATTGTGTGATCTGGATGAGCAATCCAGGCGTCCCTAAGCTTCTTCGCTTCGGCTTCAGCCTTTTCATCAACGCCGATAGCGTTGGCGATGTAACCGAGTGCAAGGTCGTGATTTTTCTCGTCCTTGATATTGGATTGAAGGAGATCCCTCGCCAGGTTTGGAACTTCATTCTTCAGTGCATCAGTAATAAAATCTCCTACGGGAAGTTCCATATGGCGGATAGCCAAGGCACGGTAGATAGTTTCTTCTGCACCTTCACGGAGCTTCCCAGCTGTGGTCTGTACCGGAGACCACTTCCGTTTACGATTCAATAGTTTTTGATAGGGGTTCATTCGCCGCAATTACAATCAGGAGCAAGTGGCGGACTTACGCCCACCGGATCATTTAGAAGAGACTCCAGGTATGCGGTAACGTCACCATCATCCAATGCGGCATAAGCATCAGACTTGTCTTGAACGTCGCCCATTACCTGAAGCGAATAGTAAAGAGAAGTCTGTGGACTTGCCAACCAATCTTCGATGAACTGCTCATCATAGGTAACCACATCTGACCAGCTGTTGAAGGAATAACCATGCAACAGTCCGGTGCTATCGAGCAGACGAATGATGCCGTCTACTACTCGTTTGTATGACTCCCAGCCAACTTCCGACGCGATCTCAACAGGACCGTAGTCAAAGCTCTGGACGCCAAAGGTCCCGCTATCACGGTCCACTTGACGGGCGATGGGAGGAGCGATCTCAGGTGTGGTGGTGAACCCTTCGAGATCCTTATATCTGTAACTGCACGAGGCAGTAGGAGCAATGGCAAAGGCACGCTCCATCTTGTTTGCCTTGGCAATCTCAGCAGCAGCTTGGATACCAGCCTGCAGTTCCTTGGCAATGACATAGCCAGGAGTAGCTGGGTAAGGACGGCCACTGTTCAATGCATCAAGTGCCAAGCCAAAGTCGTTGTAACTTACGCCTTGCTGTCGGAGAAGGTTGGCAAGTCCCAGCATTCCGAGACCGACTTGGCGATCAG